TTGCTCCATGTAGAGGCGCCGGACCGCGGCTTCGATCTCGTTTTCGTTACGCAGTGGCCGAGCAAGATTCATCATCAGGCTCAGCGCCTGTATTCTCGCTATCGCAGCGCGGCGCTGCACACGGCCAGCCATGAGTTCAAGGTGCCTAGGCGCGTTCTTCAGGGCCTGTCCGTTTACATAACGGTGATCATCTTCTTGTGGTTGGGCTGGCTCTACCTTTCCAAGCCGCGCGCCGCCAAAGACATGAAAGTGGAGCAGGGGGCCGGTGCTTCGCTGGCGGCAAGTGCCCTGGCGCCCTTGGGAGCGGCCCTCCACTCGGGATAGATTTATGGCATCTGGAACCACCGACAAGGACACGACCTGCACGTGCCTGACAGAGCAGGGCACAAAGGCCAAAGTTAGGTTGCCAGTCTGTGTCGCAATCGCTCGCGATGGCTCGGCCTACAACCCCTGCAGCCAGGACAGTCCGATGAAGACATTCCCAATCGAACTTGGCGCAATCGGCGGCGCAAGGTGCCGGGCGACAAGCGGAGTCAAGCATGGGAGCCGTTCCACACGCCCTAATTACTGTTGGGCAGAGGCCTATGATCACTTTCCCCGGATGCCCCTGGTGCAACGGTGAAATGAGCAACTTATCCGCGGCAGACACGTGTTGGGTTCCCAAGACGGGGGGAAAGACTTGATCCACAACCAGAACAGCTTAAGACTGCCAAACTGCATTTCGCATAATGTATATTATGTTAAACGTCGGCCGGTACTACGCAGGCCTGATCCGCCTCCTGCTGGCATCGCTCTTGCCTCTCCGTGGTTCCAAGGACAAAGCGAGCATTGATGCATGTGCCAGTACCTGACCGGCCCCTTCGCGGGCTGGAGCGTCAGAGGCAACTATCTAGTCAGCCCTGACGGTGACCGCATGACCCCCGAACGCATTGCCGGGCTTGCGTGGCGCGATCAGATGGAACTCAGGGTCGCCGGGTTCGCCTCCCGGCGCAAGGCCGAGGCCGGGCAGCGAAAAGCCGGTCAGCGCCAGATGGTAAAGGTCGTGGTAGTAGACCTGGGCGACTTCCGGGACCGCCACTTCGGACGGTCAGCGGGTTGACGGCGTATCCGTAGGGGCGCAGCCCCTACACCCCCAGCTAGAATGAGCGCAGGACGCGATCTAGGGGGATTCATGGAACGAGAACGACCGGAGTACCTGCAGCCCATCGAGCGACGCGGGTGGGAATTCCCATGGCTGGCCGTGATCGCAGTGGCCTTGATCGCCCTGATGGCTGGAGGCGTACACATGCTCACAAAGACAAATGCAGCATGGAATGAGCGATTTACGGCCGCCCATCCAACGGTTGCTGAGCCAGCCAGCCAAGAGAAACCCATGCTTGATGCCGGGCGGAAGGCAAAGCTTGCTGAGATCCGCAGAAAACGCGCACAGGCTGAGACGGAAGCCAAATCTGCGGGTCGAGACAAGGGTGCTAGGAAACAGCAGCTACGTTGCATAGACGGCACACTGTTCCGGCGGATCCCGGGAGGCTGGGAGAACCTACCCGGCGAATCCTGCTAACGCTGCAAACAACGCAAGATGGCCCACGTAGTAGCCGTAGAACGCCCAGCGGGTGCGCGGAACGCTTACCAATGCGTACCCGAGGCACATGACCGGCAGCGCCAGCAGTGCCCATACGTTGTCATTGTTGAGGCACAGCAGGCATATGGCGAGCAGCTGCACGCAGACTCCGGCCGGAAAGCCCTTCAATCTGCACGACGCGTATCCAGCGACCACCACTGCAATACCCCACCACTGGTAGTCAACGAACAACGGCAGTGGCCCTGCAAGCGCAGCGACGAGCCACCAGCGCCCTGCCCTGATGGACCACACCACAGACGCGGCGAGGGCGAACGACGCAAGCACGTTCAGAGGGAGCCAGTACCCGAATGCCAGGGCGTGAGCCGGTTGCGCGATCACCGCCCACATGGCGAGGCGGCGAACAGACTTGGCTATGTCGGCGCCCGGCTCGGCGAGGTTGTAGGCCATCACCAGCGCGAACACCGGGAACGCGATCCGCCCGAGCTCGCTGACGACCGGTACATAGCCACCGTAGAACACCTTGGCAACGTGATCGCCGGTCATCAGTAGCACCGCGATCCACTTCAGCAACTCGCGTCCACCACTGGTCATCACATGTCCCTCGTGGTGGTTGGAACCTTGGTCTGCGTCTCATATGGCTGAGACTCGGGGAAGGTGCCAAGCGAACGGGTCTGGCGTTGAATGACAGAGCCATTCATGCCGCCCAAGGTGCCCTGCCCCTGCACAGCCATCTGCGGTTGCTGCTGCTGCATTGCCTGATCGCTGCGCTGCCGGTACGGGTTGTAGACCGGCCCGTGACGCGCGAGCGTGCGGCATTCGGGCTGGCTTATGTCGTATGCGGTGCCCTGTTCCGTGACGCACGTGCAGGAGCCTTCAGAGCGATTGCCGAGGCCATCGAGGCCGGGGCCGGATGACATGCACACGAGCAGCGGATCGCTGACCGCCGGACGTTCGTCGAACACCGGCGCAGTCCAGGGCATCGTGGCGATGCGCGGAAGATGATCCGTGGCGTACTCACTCGCCGACTGCCAGCGCGGTTCGCTTTTCTGTGATGCGCCGAAACCCTGCGGGGACCCGCCAGCATCCGCTGTTGCGGATTGCTGGCCGGCCCCCGCACCGATGGGCGATTTTCCGTCTTCATCGAGGCGCGTCCATGCAGCCCACGCGAGGTAGATAGCCACGACGACAATGACGGGAAGCGCCATGAGTTTGAGGGGCAGCTTGGCCTTGATGGTGTGCACTTCGGCCGACTTGTAGCTGCCGAAGCTGGCGGACGGCAGAAGTCGCGTAGTGCGCTGGGCCAGTTCGCGTTTGCCGGACGATTTAATGTCCTCTTGCAACTCGCCCCAGCGGAAAACGTCGATGAATTTCGTGCCGAACCGACGCACAACGTGCGAGTGCGATCCGATCAGGCCGCGCACGAACGGGTAAAGCTGATTGGGCTGCTGAAGAGTCCAAACGAAGTCCAACCCGCGATGGCGATGCTCTGCTAGATCGAGTACGTGTTTGGGTGTGGCCTGCTTGGTTGCATCGTGCAAGTGGCCGAACCACTTCCACGCCTCATCGACAAAAATCAGCGAGCCATCAGGCACGATGTGGTTGCCCTCAGCATCTTTGGCATTCCAGTCGCGTGCGTCATCGAGCGCTGTGGCGAGTCCAGGCTGCAACCCGTCGATACCGGCAGCAAACAATGGGCGTGTGCCGTCCTTCGATTCCTTCAACAAGCGCTCCATCATGAGAGCCGTTTTGCCGTTGCCGGGCTGGCCGGTAAAGATCTCGATAGGCACCTTAAGTCCTCCGCACCAGCACAGCGCGTGCGGCATTGACGCCGAACTTGGTCACCACTGCTGAGGCGATCATGGTGCAGGCCTGATCGAACTTCATCATGCCGGCGTAGGCAATGAGAACGGAGCCCCACTGGCCGCCCGGCGCGCCGCCGCCGATGTTGGACTGCATGTTGTCGATCCACGGCTGGACGGCAAATTCATGCGTTGCCCAGGCGATGCCAAGCCACGCCATTGCGGTAACGATCCACGTGCCGATCTGAGAGCGAAAGATAGCTGCAAGGCCGGACAGCAGCGAGGCGATGAAAAGTGGCATCAGGAATCCTTAGTGGCAACAATCCGAAGGGAGCCGAGCGCCGCAAGGCCCATCACGAAAAATGAGCCGAGGGAGAGCCAGTTGCAGATGGGCGTGGCGTCGATCTGGATGCTGGTGCCCATGAAGCTGACAGCGGGAATGGCGGGACAGGAACCGCTCCAGCCGTAACCGGCCGTGTTGGGTTTCGTGGGCTGGCCGGTGCCGGTAACCCATGCATCGGACCCGGGCAAGGTGCCGGGATTGACGCTACCGCCGGTACCGGTAAGTGCGTTGCGAATCGCAGCCAGGTCACCGTTATCGCCAGAGCCACCAGAGGCCTTTTCAAGTGCGCACGCAGTGCGCCACTGCATCAGGAGCGATGTGTACTCCATGGCATCACACTTATCGCCGGTGCAAATGGGCTGCGCATTGCACTGGCCGCCTGCGATGTTGCGGTTCCTGCGCGTGTTGCAATCGATACGCCACTGGATACGCGCTTGGCCGCAAAGGATCGCGGATCCGCTGCACGATGGCGGGGTTTTGCAGTCGTCGCCACCGGAGAAAGAATCAGGCTCTTTCTCACCCGGCTCGCCGCTTTCTTCATCGGGTTGGCCGTCGCCGTCAGAGTCCTTCTTGCAGGTTCCGTCCTTGCCGCGCGCCTCGCCCTGAGCGCACTGACCCTCACCGGGCAAGCACTTGCCGTCAGGCGATTTGATGTTGCCTGCGGGGCACTCGCTCTCTTTTGTTTTGCAGGTGCCGTCCTGCTGAAGAACCTTGCCATCGGGGCACGGTTCCGGCTCACATTTGCCGAGTGAGTTGGCCTTGCTGTTGCCGGGGCACTTGCCCTCGGGCGGTTCGCAGACCTTAAGTAGGGCGTTCCAGTAGAAGCCCTCGCCATAGTGCTCGCACGTGCCCTTTTCGTCTTCCTTGCAAGTGCCGCCGACGGAGTTAAACGTCATGCTGCCATCGGAATTGCTGTACCACACACCGTCGCAGCCATTCTGGCAACCCATGCTGCCGTTGCGCGCCTTGCCGCCCGAAGACCACGGGCCGACGCCGGTATAGGCATCACGCTTGTCGCAGGTCTTGGCTATGGGGTATGCAGATGTAGCGGACGTGAGGCCCCTGCACGCAACTGTTGCCCCTGCACCGTAGCCCTTGTAGCTGCATCGAAAAGTGCGAAGTGATGATCCCTGAGTTCCGGGAGTGCAGGCGTCAACGATGTTGCCTGGACCGCCAACGTTTGAGCCTGCGGGGTTGGCGGCAAGCCATGCACGACTGTCAGACAGAGCGAGGGCGCACTCAGCGTATGCCATGCCCTGATCACAATTGAGGTATCCACCATTGGGATAGGCGCACTGCTGTGCAGCCTGTGCGCGGTCGATGCCAGCGCCGCCGCCGGTATAGACACCGGCGAGAATAAAGAGTGTGAGCATGACGCGCAGTGCGGCGCGCATCAGCTGAAGTCCACGAAGATGATTGCGCAGGCGACCAGCCATGCGCCGAGCCAGATCCAGCCTTCCATAACACGTCCCCTGCCCCGTTGTGGCGCGTCCCAAGAGACCGGCGGGAGGGAGTCGGCCCTGCCCGCCGGTGGTTATTACAGGGCGCGGCGCACCCACTTGTAGACGGAGATGCCGACGTACACGAGGATCACGGCAGCGCCGATACTCGCGACCGCCGTCTTGGCGGCTTCGATGGCGCTGACCGCACCGGCGACATCCACGCCACCGCCGCCGCCCGAGGCCATGGCCGGGAGTGCGAGCATCGCGGTGGAGCCAGTGGCGACCAGGGCGGCAGTCTTGCCCTTCAGGGAATTGATGAACTTCTTCATGTGTTGCTCCTAGTGATGGATGGACTTGCGAATGAGCCGGAACGCGTAAGCCACAGCCCACAGGAGCGCGATCTTTGCCCCTATCAACTGCGCATCCTCAACCGGCAGCTCCGGCAGTAGTGACGGCTGAGGAATCCAGACCACCGCCGTGCAGGTGCCCGTCGTGGCGTCGAAGTTCGCTTCTAAGCACGCGGGCATCAGCACGGCCATGGGTTATGCCTTTGTGGGGATGGACGGAGCAGACTTCGCGCCCAGGGGAACGAGGTCGACGTAACGCTTAAGCGTCAGGTCGCCGTACTGGCCGAGCGCGAAGGACTTGGGGTCGATGTCGTACTCACCCACCGGGTAGGCCGGACGCTGGCCGAGGCCGACGCGGAACGGCAGTTCATACCCGTTACCCAAGTCGAGGCCAGCCATCTGCGAGCGCATGATGGTTTGGGTTTTTTGGTTGTGCTGCTCTTCGACGGCAGCAGACTTCACGCGGCAGATTGGCATAGTTCTTCTCTCACGAATTTGTGTAGGGCGTCACCCTTGGCAATACCGCGAAATCTTCCGGGGTGACCGTCTCGGAGGATGCGGGCCTCGCATACGTCAGACCACGAATGGCCGAACGCACCGCGCAGAACATTGAGTGCCGGGCCGACCTGACGCTCCATCCAGAGCACCATCGCCTCGGCAGATACTTCGACTTGCTTGCGAATCGTTTTGAGGCGGGTACACACGCCTTCGATGAGTTCGCTCATGACGCTGTATGCCCCGCGCAGATACGCGCCGGGATCAAGCAATGTGTCCAGGGGGACTTCAACATGCTTACCGTACAAGCGGACCTCAGCACGCACCCATGGCGACGATGGAAGGCCAAGCTGCTTGCCCTTCTCGTACACGCACAGCTCTTTGTGGCCTTTTCCGCCGACATAGAGGGTTGAGCCGGTGCCGTGGCCCTCATCGGACATGAAGCGATGCCTAGGCGGGCAACCGCCCTCGCAGAAGTCCCCGGCAGCGGCGCGCTCTCGCAGCGCATGCACGTCCAACCGGGTGCCTTCGTAGTCGTCGTGGGCGCAGTCCACCCGACTGATGCGCGCGCGAAGCATCGTGGCCTGCTTGTGGACGTGAGCCCAGTTTTTCACCCATTTGCAGCCTGCGCCGGTCAGGCTGACGCAGATGGTTTCCTTGTTGCCGCTGACGCCGATGCGACCAACAAGCTCGCCGTCGCGGTCGATGAGAAATGCTGACAGCGCATAGAAGTTCCAGTTCTTCTCCCGGAGAGCGCCTGCAACGACTTCGCCACGAAAACCGAACAGCTTGTACAACAGAAGCTCGATGTTGCTGCAGCGAAAGTCATCAACAACCGATTGGGGCATCACAAGGGTCAGATAGTCGATGATCGCGGTTTGCTGACCCTTTTGGCCCGTGTTACTCCCCGGGCCAACCTCCGCCCTTCCCTGCCCCTTTTCACCGGTCGATACCGGGGAAAAGCCCTCGCTCGACGGCATGCAGGCGAGCATCAAGCGTGCGGAATCAGCCACGGTTAGCCTCCGCAAGTTCAGCGTAGCGAGCAGCGCCCAGCAGATCGCCGGCCTTGCTGGCCTCCACCTCAAGATGACGCAGGCGGCTGGGCGTTGGCAGGAATTCTGCACGTGCCTGGGCCACGAATGCTGCGTCACGGATTGCGCGGGAAGCGGACCGCTCGCGGGCGTCGATCAGCCAGTTGCCGATGCGCACAACGCCAAAGGCGATGAACATGGAAGCGGCGATCAGGGTGACGATGCAGGCAACGGCGCTCACCGCGGAACTCGCCGGATCTGATAGATATTGACGGGTAGGCCCGCACGCTCTTCGCGCAACTGGCGGACCTCGCGGACAACCTCGGCATCCCGTCGATCGATAAACGTGCCTACGACGACGCGGCGCATGCGCACGCAGTGGAAGAGTTCGAACATGGTCCTGCCCCCTCCCCTAGCCCCTAGAACCCCGCCAGCGGCCTAGGGGAGCCGGCTGGCGGGTGCACTACATGGTCCATGTAGTGCGGGGGTGATTAAATACCCCTTGTACTGCCAATACAAGGGGCTAATAGTCCAATGGACATAAATGTTTTGCTTGACAAGGCTAAAGAAGAGTGCGGGGTCCAGATGGAAAAGGACCTTGCGAAGCGCCTTGGCGTGAGCCCTCAGGCGGTGTCGAACTACCGAAAAGGCCGAGCGCTACCGGACCCGGTGGTGGCGGCGACCCTCGCTGGACTGACGGGCGTTCCGCTGGCGCGGGTACTAGGAATCGTCGGTGAGGCGCGAGCAATAAGCCGCGAAGAGAAGGCCGTTTGGAGGAAGCTGGCTGCAAGCGCCATGCTACTGGCCATCAGCATCGGAATCAGCGCAACACCTACTGCCGCAACGGCTTCGACGGGTTCGGCTAAGGCCGGAATGTATATTATGTAAAACTACTGCGGCCGGAGTGAGGTACCACTGTCGGTGTTCCTAATTTATGTCCTTTTGTTCCTAGATCGCGCCCCCTATTGAATTCAAAGGCTTTTTTCTACCCAAAACGCCAGCCGGGACATCAATTAGGAGCAAATCATCGTCAATAGTGATCCTAATTGATGTCCCGAGATGGGCTCTGGCCGAGCCAGTGTTCCTAATTCGTGTCCTTCGGTGAGCTCTTCTTAGCTCTCTGCTTGGAGCTTGTCTTCCGTGGGCGAGCGGTCACCTGGCTTCTCCTAAGCGCAGCCTCTAGATCCGCCGGCAAGTTCTGGAGCTTGGCCAGCTGCTCTTCTAGAGCTGCACATCGGCCCCGCTGATTGTCCGCCGTTTGTACTGCCGCCGCAGTGGCTGTGCGTGCCTTTTCGAGGTTACCTCGCATCTCTGCTTCAATCGACGCATGTCTTTTCAGTGCGCTGGCTAGCTGCGCCTGCAACACCTTGCTCTCTTGTCTAGCGCGATCAAGATCACCCAATGCGCGGTTTTCGACAGATCTGACGTGCTCAGCCAGGCTCTCGCGCTCAGATCTCGCTGATTTTTCAGTCTCTTGGAGCCTGTCGTAGAGCGCCTGGCGTGAGGCCTCCACTTGCTCAAGCCGCTGAATAGCGGTGGTTCGTTGCTCGGCCAGTTCCGCAGCCTGCAGCTGAAGCTGATCGACCAATCGCTGCAATTCGGTGGCCCGGGCGCAGGCGAGGCGTTCCGCAGCAATTGCCGCCTCTGACCTCGCAAGGACAGCACTCATCTCACCTGCAAGCGCCTTGGAGATGTTCGTGTCGATTGAGCGGGCCGAGCTTGCCAGCCGCTACGTCAATGGCGACTGGTCAGAGATTGGAAGGATCATGCCGCTGGTGGATCGGTACGTGCGTACGCCGGGTTGGGCAGTTCCAGTCATGGATTCGTACCTTACGCTTTGCGAACGATCGCGAGCGCATTACCCCTCCGCTGCGTTCGCGGATCAGGTGCTGGCGATCCTTACACTTGGCCCCGAGGCGCTGCCAGGCTGGCGCGGCACATTGTTCTACGCACGAATCGCCGGCCTCATTCAGTACTTGTCCCATCGGGACGCACCAATGAGCGCCCCTTTGGCGCAGGCCTTCCTTCGGACACTCGACCACCTGATCGACATGGGCGACCGTCGCAGTGCCGCACTGCAACTGGGAGAGGGGTTTCGCGACATTCGTCTGAACACTTGA